CTAACGTTCAAACAAAGCCGTTCGGTTTATGGTAACTTCACTGCCTTAGCTAATTTGGTTCAGTATCCATATGAAATTTTTGACGAATCAACGCTTTACGCTTGGATTTTCATCAATAAGGATATCTACAAATATTGGATACTATAGGTAAAACTATCCTATCTTGACTTTTGGAATCGGTTGTTATAGAATTATATCCGTAGTATCCAATAACCAACCAAAGGAGAAGTTCATGCGTTATCTGACGAGTATTGCCCTGTCCATGCTGTTCGCACTTCAAGTGTTCGCCGCCGAACCGGCCCTGGTTCCGGTGAAGATGGAAGTTGCAACTCCGGCGCGAGTGGAAAAGCTGCTTCAGGAGAACGGCATTCCGAACCAACAGAAGGAACAGGGTACGAGCGGTTATGTGTTCTATCGCTTGACCGACACTACGACCCTGATTGGCCTGTTCGGTGAGTCGGTGGACAAGTCGGCCTTCATCGAGACGGTTCTGAACAAGAACTACGTTCCGACCGAGAAACGTGGGCCGAACATCGTGTTCTATCATCAGTCTCAGAAGAAATAAGCGAACAAAGATGCTTCATGCTAAGAGAGGGGCAGATTGCCCCTCTCTTTCTGTCTCAGGAGGCAGGAAATGAACGAAGTTGCCGACATTGTGTGGTTCACAATCGCTGAAGATGCTTTCAGGCATTACAATAACCTGAAAGATAAGCTGGATATCGTCATTACGTTTTATCCCAATCAAAAAGCGAAGAGAAGATCACGAATGGTGTTTGATAAATCTCTTGATAGGTATGTTAATGTACCTGAATCTATGAGTTCAACCAAACTCTATGAAGCTTTCGTTGAAGCTTCAAAAACTGGTTTCATTACCAGAACTGTGAATCCAAAGCTTGATTATGAGATGTTTTATCTTTCTACTAAGGGGAAGGAATACTTCAAATCTTTTCTTGAGGTTGACTTCAAAAACTTTTTCAATCTCTAATCAATCTTATTCAACACACGCATTTCTATAAACGACATTGGATTTGACAACTTTAAATTGAAAAAGTTCCCGTACTTTGATATAAAATGTTTTTATGATACTAATAAGAATTAAATGGAGATATAAAATGAGTTTTCAGTGTGTGATGTGTGACGGCGATAAGACTGAACGTGAACGTGAGTATTCTCACGTCGATTGGTGTGAGGATTGTGTTGCGCTTGAGCGCACGCTTCACAGCAACCATATTCATACTGAAGGATTGCCGTACTATTCAAAGCCTCCACGGTTCATGATTCCGGAGAGTCTTTGGGTGCAAGTTGGATACGATTATCCACCTTCGGACAAGCATCTTTTCGTTCGGCAGAGAATAAATAAGAGATAACCCAAAGTAAAATTCACAACAAGTGAAGTACGTCACTTGCGATATCCTATTCGCTGAGATTCCGAACGAGATATCGCTTTCCTTCTTCATATCTGGATGTAGTCTCAGATGCGAGGGGTGCCACAGTAAAGTTCTATGGAGTAGAACGGCAGGCACAGAGTTAACCGAACCTACCTACTTAGAATCAATCCATCGTTACAAAGACATGATTTCGTGCGTGCTGTTCATGGGCGGCGAATGGCACGAAGAAGAATTGATTCATAAGCTGAAGCTTGCTCAGGAGCTAGGCTACAAAACCGCGCTGTATACTGGTGAAGATGATGTATCGGTATCTCTTAAGAGATATCTCACCTACCTCAAGACTGGCAGATTTATACCTCAACTTGGTGGTCTAACTTCACCAACAACTAACCAACGGTTGATAAACGTTTCTACAGGCGAATGCCTGAACCACTTATTTCATTAGGAGAAGACAAAGTGTTTACAAGACTCACAAACAAACAAGTAGATCAAAAAATAAAATTCATCAAGGATTACATTTCAGCTAAGAATGCGGCAGATGGTTCGAAGCTTGACGCTAACGCCAATGTTACCCAAAAGAACATTGCCACTCTGGAAGCGGAGATCAACAAGGACATCAATATTCAGGTAAACCGTAAGTTGGTATCCCTTAAGATCGAAGAACTGTTCGGTACCGATCTAGCAAACGAATATAACAGGCAGATAGAAGCGCATGAGATATATGTACACGACGAGACATCGCTTAAGCCCTACTGCACATCCATTTCGATGTATCCGTTCCTCCTAGACGGTCTGACGAAGCTTGGTGGGGAATCATTAGCACCTAAGCACCTGGAAAGCTTCTGCGGTTCATTTGTTAATTTAGTTTTCGCCGTTTCCTCTCAGTTTGCCGGTGCCGTTGCTACGGTCGAATTCCTTCTCTATTTCGATTACTTCGCTCGAAAGGACTACGGCGACGATTACCTGAATACCCATCGTAAGCAGATCGAGAACCATTTACAGCATGTGGTGTATGCTGTGAACCAACCTGCCGCTGCGCGTGGATATCAATCTGTATTCTGGAACATCTCTCTATACGACAAACCGTACTTTGATAGTATGTTCGGAACGTTCGTGTTTCCGGACTTCACCCAACCGTCCTACGATGGTCTAGAGAAGCTTCAGGCGTTCTTCCTTAGTTGGTTCAACCAGGAAAGAAACAAGGCCGTATTGACCTTCCCTGTAGTTACGGCGGCGATGTTGATCGATGATAGTGAACCGGTTGATAAGCAGTTCGCCAAGACATGTGCCGATGAATTAGCAAACGGAAATAGCTTCTTCGTCTACATGAGCAAGTCGGCAGACAGTCTTGCTAGTTGTTGTCGTTTGCGTAACGAAATTTCCGACAATACGTTCAGCTATACATTAGGCGCTGGTGGCGTTTCTACCGGTTCCATCAACGTGATAACAATCAATATGAATCGATTGGTACAAGACGGTCGAGACTTGGAAACCGAGATTCAGAAGATTCAGAAGTACCAAGTCGCTTATCGTAAGCTGATGGAAGAATACAAAGCTGCCGGAATGTTGCCTGTTTATGATGCCGGATTCATCTCATTAGATAAGCAGTTCTTGACTATTGGTATTAATGGAATGGCAGAAGCGGCCGAGTACTGCGGCATAAAGGTTGCCAACACCGATGAATACAAGAACTTCGTGTCCAGTAACTTGAAGGTGATCTATGACGCCAACAAGAAGGCCAAGAGTGAGTTCGGTTATATGTTCAATACAGAATTCGTTCCTGCCGAAAATCTTGGTCCTAAGAACGCCAGTTGGGATAGGGCAGATGGATATGTTGTACCAAGAGACTGCTACAATTCTTACTTTTATGTGGTTGAAGACGATTCGATCAATGCGCTGGACAAGTTCATGTTGCACGGCGAAGAGATCATTAAGTACCTTGATGGTGGTTCGGCATTACATCTTAATCTAGAACAGAAGCTAACGAGTGAAGGGTTTATGAAGCTATTCAACGTTGCCGCTCGTTCTGGATGTAACTATTGGTGTGTAAACGTCGCAGTCACTTGTTGTGAGGATTGTGGATTTATTGACAAGAGAACTTTACACAACTGTTCGAAATGCGGTAGCGATCATGTTTCTTTTGCTACTAGGGTGATTGGGTATCTTAAAAAGGTAAGTTCTTGGTCAGACGCCAGAAAAAAAGAACACTCCCAACGTTATTACCATAAATACGATTACAAATCGTAATATTTCTATTGGAGGAATTTGATGGTGGAGTGTGGTAGTATTTTTGGATCATGGAAAGTTTTAAGCCTAAATGGAAGCACAAAGCACATGGTACCTTGTGAATGTTTGGGGTGCGGAAAACGAAAAGAAATTTACAGATACCATTTGATTAATGGCAACTCAAGAAGCTGCCATTCTTGTGCTTCCAAGCTTGCACAAAGTAGTAGAGAAATTAAAGAAAAACTTTCACGAACTAGAAAAACTGTATGGGAGAAGACTAGGGATAAACGCCTTTTAGAACTGAAGGAGAAGTTCATGGGAAGGGTGTTTCATAATTGGACTGTAGTTAATGTACCCGACATCCATTTTATGGACGTTAAGTGTTTGTGTGGAACAACCAAAACATTACGTAAAACGCATTTGCTGTATGGAAAATCGAGAAGTTGTGGATGTGCTAGAAGAGAATTATTGAAGGATTCGTTCTCAATCGGACGAAGAAGAAAGTGTGCCAAGTCCGGACACGAAAGTATGACGGAGGAAGTAAAGAAACGCCGAAAGGAACAATTATCCAAGTCATGGACAGATGAACGAAAGCAAAAACAGCGAGACTATCTTAATGATAGAGATTTTTGTTTGTATGGTTGTTCAAAAGAATCGATTGATTTCTTTGAGAAATTACAAACTAACTTAAACCGACCTCTGAAGTTTGGAGAGAGGAATGAGAAGATAATTAAACACGATGAGAATATTTATTTTTACGATTGTTATGATGCGGCGACCAATACTGTGATCGAGTATCATGGATCGTATTGGCATCGAGATACTACGGATCGGGATGAATTTAAGAAAGAACTTGCACTGATGAATGGATATAATTATGAAGTTGTGTGGGATTATGAACGAGAGGAAAAACTGAGTTTCCTTACCGAAAAGATGAAAGCTTAGGCTTTCCAGTCTAGATTCAAGTCTTCCTGGTATTCTTCGACTATCTCTAGTTGAGGAATACCAGACTTGATCATCTTGGTTAACTCTTCGGCGGTATAGTCGTTTCGGTAGTCGTAACTGAGGGTGATATGGGGTTTATACTCAGGGAAGTCATAGGTTGCTCCATGCACGTCCATAAGGAAATGATGACGGTCTATCAGGTCGAAGGAATCTAGTTTTATAACTGCCGCTTTCTTTCCGTTCCTGGTGTTCCAGATTTCCACGGATGCCGGTTTAGCGGTCCAGGGAGGGGTTAAGACGCCCTTTGCTCTATACTTAGGAAGATACTTCCGGCTGTAAAGAAGAGTGGCGTGTAGTTCGTCTGATGGCGTTGGGTTGAGGATTCCTAGACCTTCTATAACTTCAATAAGAGCATCAACCGTATCCTGACCGAATCGAACGGCGGAATAGGTTCCCTTTTGCTCTTGTAGGTCCGCCAATTTCATTAGTCTTTTTTGAGGTTGGTAAAGAACTTGACGACGTGACCGACAACCGCATCTAGTGTTCCGGTCTTCTTTCTGAACTTAATTGGAAGTTGAGAAGACAATACTTCTACTTGGTACGGACCTTGGCCGGTTTCATAACGTTTGCCCTTCTCGTCAATCATTAGAATGATGTATTGAGCATTGTGAAAAATACCGTTCTTCCACTCGCTTTTTGGTTCTATAGAAAACCTGATGGAAAGAGAATCCATAAGATTTGAATCTTTTGATACCTGCAAGAATGAGTTTGGAAAAAGCTTTTGGATTTCCGTTTTCAATGCATCAACGACATCGGACATCTTCTTGGGTTCTGCTATTTCTACGAGTTTCATTTTGTTCCTTTAGTGTTTGATGTAGGCAATGGTCTTTGTCTTCTTATCGAAGCACTTTCTACATCCATCGCATGATTTTCTGTCTGGCGTAGAACCAACTGGACAAACTTCAACGTCCTTCGGTTTCCCTTCTCCTGCCAACCACTTCTGAGCGGTTTTCTTGTCGATGATGGTTGAACCGTGTTCGCTACCGAAGTTACCGTCAACGTTTCCTGAACTTCTACGGACAACGGCATTAGGTAGCTGTTCGATCTTATCGATCCAAGGAGCAATCTTTGGAACGTTGTGCGACATCGTAGGCAACCAATGAGTTATCCAAGGTGTGCGCTTGATTACCGTGTAAATCTTCTCTGCAAGCTTTGGGTGGTAGATATCTCCGGAATCGAACCAACGAAAACGACCGTAGTCGCCCATGATTTGAACCATGTCGTCTACCCAATCTTCGCGCTTCCAATCCTTCTTATTGTGATCCCTTTGATTCTTCGCTGCTGGATAAGTGTAGTTTCCTTTCTTGGCGTAGCAACTCTTACAAGAAGGTTTTACTTCTCCTGTATCCGGACAAATTGAACCAGGACATGTAAGACCAGCTTGTAGACTCCATGATGGAATCTTCTTATCTAGCTTCGATACAAATGAAAGCTTGATTTGGGATATAGCTTCGTTGATGTCGCTAAGCTTCATTTATATCTTCTTCTCTAGAAACTTTATTACTTTCTTTAGAACGGTCTTTCGAAGGTTTTCGTATTCCGCACTTCTATTCTTCACGTCGAAGTGATCTTCCAGAGTTCCACTCATTTGCATAATCACGATTTTAGCAAGTTGCTCGCTGTACTCTTCAATGTAGTTTGTGTCAACTTGTACGACGTTGCTTGGTAGGTCTTTCATTTTCATTTATGTATTTATTTTTTCTTGGTCTTTGGTGTGCCGCGATAACGCTTAAACACATCGTCTAGGAAGTCGAACCCTGAAGATTTGGCAAGTTTCTTGCTCTTGTACATCCCTTGCCACTTCGATTTTTCCTTGATTACCTTGTTCCATTCGTTGAGTCGGTATTGATCTACAATTCTTACTCCAACTACTTTGTATCGGCGGATCATACCCATTGATTGTGGTACAGCTTTTTTAAGCATCCCATAATCAACCAGAAGAGGATTGTTTTTCTTAATTCTTGAGGTATTAGACTTCAACACCAGTTCAATGATTGCTTTTCGAACTGATTCTGGTGCGTAGTGAAGGTTGTAACCGATGATTGTGTTATAGGCCGGTTCGTATGCCATTACCAATACAAGAGGTTGCATATCGTGTTCAAAACCGGAGTAAATCAAGCGATTGATCGTACCGATCAGAATCTTATCTACTTTCTTCTTTCCGTAGTTTTTTGTGGCATAGATGTTTGGATCGATGCTACCTAAGCTGCCTTCAACGGACTCAAATCCGTCGTACATTTTTAGGAAGTCTTTTTTTGATGAGGATACGATTGCCACAGGGAATCCTTTGGTAGTTTCCTGTATTTATCGATACCAAATAAATACAAGATTACCGACAAGGAATCTTATTTATGAAACTAGATCATTTGTTTGAGTTTGATATGACACAAACTCAGGCCGGATTTGCACCAGAACCAGAACTCGAAAAAGAGATCGCGACGGAACTAGAACTTGAACGTCCTAAGTATGAAGTCCGTGAGATTGATCGCCATGATACAGAAACACTTAAACTATTCTGTGATATGGTTAATAAGAATACCGGCCAACTCGTTTCACTAAAGCTAACCCCACAGAAGTTGATTATGAAGATGGGTATCCTTGGTTCAATTTGGGGTATGTACCCGATTGGGTCAACGGAACTAGTTGGTGGTGTTGCAGTTAAGCAGAAACCAATCGTTCATATGTCTGGTGCCGAGATTGGGTACCTATTCTTGGTTCCTGAGCATCGCTCATTGAAGAACGTTGTTCTTCTTTATAAGGCTGCACTAGATAATGCCAGACGATTCGATGTTGTGTATCTAACGACCAACGTTAGAAACCGTAGCGTGAACCGTCTTTTAAGTCGTACTCCAAGAATGAAGTACGCCTTCACTGCAAAGAATCCAAAGATGAAGACCGTTCTTCACTACTGGATTTCTGTCTTTAGCAATAAGAGACATACAGAAGAAGAAAGAATTGCAGCACTGAAGACTGAGTTTGGCGGCGATAATGAAGTTAACGCACCTATTTGAAGCGTCATCTAGTAGGGATAAGGCGTTTCGAAAGGAAGCTGAAAACTACTTTAACGAAGTAATTCAGTTCTTTAAGAACAACGAATCGCATCTACATACCGCATTTCAACAAGGTAGCAATGGCGCTCTTACTATTCTAATCGGTAGGTGGGTCAATGACTCTCACCTTGATATGGATCATTCAAGACTTGGATTAATATTTTTTCCAAAAGATAAGATAAGGGGCGGCGGATTCGGATTTGCAAAGAGTATTCCGGTTCTAGTCTTTTATATGTTGGATGAACCGTATGACACAACTGACTTGGTGAAGAAACTTAAGAATAAAAGGGACGTATTCATTCATGAATTCATTCACTACTTGGATTGGAAACGAAGTCAACATCGTAAAGAAGAAGCTTCTTTCGAAGACGACGAGAAGTACTTCAATAGTCCAGGCGAGTTCAACGCATACTATCAGGAAGCTATTTCTGAGTTTGAAGTTACCCTTTCTGGTGCAGAGAAGCAGATGTTGGACAAGTCTCTTCTTAAGACAAAAATTGTCGGTTTGAGATATCAAGATTTCGAAGAGAACGTGTTGGCATTCTTTCATCCAGATTTCCGTAAGATCGTAAAGGGTAAGTACAGACAGAAGCTTAAGAAGCGTCTTTATGATTTGTGGAAGTACAAGTACGAAAAGTACGGCGAAGAAGAGACTAAATAGAAGAACAAAGGTAAAACTACATGGGTTGGTACGAAAATACGTGGAAACCAGTAAAGCTTGGCGATACTAAGGTTTCTGGTAGAGGCTTTTCAGGCGCATCCTACAAAGCATCTGATTGGTTCAACAAGTTGATGATCAACAGTGGTTCCAGAAAGAATAAGCTGGATCGCTTTGATGTTATGGATACAACAGTTGATATCAGTCGCGCATTAGACGTTATCGCTGAAGACATCTCTTCTGATGGTGCCGACGACAATAAAGTTTTTGACTTCGATTTCCCCGAAGACTTCAAATCTACTAAGGGACAGAATAAGACCATCCAAGATACGATGAATCTTTGGATGAAGCGTACCGAACTTGATTATCGTTTCTTTGATTACTGTCGAGAGATGATCAAGTATGGAATGATCGCTTTCCGAATGGGGAAGAATGGAACCCTACAAAAATTAATACCACATAGAATTGAAGGATATAAGCTTTCTCCGGACGACGATACACTCATTACACACTACGTATACAACAATACCGGTGCGTTTCGTAATGAAAATGATGATTTGGTTAGCGGTCAGGGAACTAAGGCAGAAGATAAGAAAGAACTCATTCCAGTAGAAGACCTTTTGATCATGAAGATCGGTGAAGGTCCATATGGAGAATCGATCCTTGATAGAGTGTATCGCGTTTGGAAGCAACTACAACTTCTAGAAGATGCAATCGTAATCTATCGTATCGTCCGTGCGCCTGAGCGTAGAGTGTTCTACATCGACATTGGTAAGATGCCAGTTCACAAGGCCGAAGGTTACATTGAGAAGGTCAAGAACAAGATCAGACAGAAGCAGGTAGTGAAGAATGGTGAAATCGAAACCGATTACAATCCTGCCAGCATGCAAGAAGATTATTATATTGGAACAACTGGTGAAGGAAGGGGTTCCAAGGTAGAGACGCTTCCTGGTGGCGATAACCTAGGGAAGATTGAAGACCTACAATTCTTTAATAAGAAGTTGTCCCTTGGCCTACGTATTCCTCCTTCTTATCTTGATTCATACAGTGAAGACGTGAACGGCGCTCAGTATAACGACGGTCGCGTTGCTTCTGCTTACATCGCTGAAATGCGTTACGTCGGTTACGTTAAGCGCATTCAGAAGACGATTGCAAAGGAACTATTCAGAAATTTCAAGCGTTTTGCTAAGAAGTCTGGTGTTGAGATTCCAGAGGAATTGGATTTCATCATATCTCCACCACAATCATTTGCTATCTATAAGGAAAACGAACTCAATAGTGTTCTATTGACCACTTATGGTTCGGCCGATGGTGTTGAATCTATCTCCAAGAGATTCGCTTTACGTCGTTATCTCAACATGGACGAAGAAGACCTTGTTGCAAATGAAGACCAAAAGTTGATGGAGAAGGGTTTAAGTCCAGAACAGATCAAGAAGTTGAAGCAAGAAGAGCGTTACAACATTGTCTATGGTGATGGACATCTCAATCCAAACGTTGAGGTAGACGAAGAAGGAACCAAGTTAATCGGTGGAATTCCACAAGACTAATGAAGACCATCAACCAAATTCTTTCTGAGATCGTTATAGAACAAGAGCGCGAGCGTTCTTATAAAGGAACGATCAATAGAGAACTTTATTTTTACGCTTATGATTTTTCTGACAGACAAATTCAAGCTACATACTGGAAGGGAAGAAACGTATTGATTTTTGATACCTTCATTGGATCGGCGCAGAACAATATTTCGGTGGCAAAGGTTACAGTCTCCAATCGGTTCAAGGATTGGGAGGTTGTAATCTTCACTAAATAGTTTTACTTAAAAGGAGTAAACAAATGAACTTAACAGAAGACGAAAACAAAGATAATCTCCCTCCAACCGAGATTGATCCAGAATTGAATTTGGATGAAGACCCAATGCTTAACGTGGTTGATCTTTTTCAAGTGGGGGATATTGAAGCAGTAAAGAATCTTATTCATCAACAGGTCGTTCGTACAGTTAGCGTCGATATCAATAACGCTAACATCAAAGACGAAACTGACGACCTTCCACAAGACTAAGCATCAATGGTTTGGTTTGGTTTCTGATAAATAAACATATAAAACTATAATCAGGAACCAAACCAGACATGATGATCTTAACCGAATCAAACTTTAGCAACATCATCACTGAAGCTTCCGAAGACAAGAAGAAACTCTATTTGAAGGGTATCTTCATGGAATCGGAACAACGCAATCGTAATAATCGTATCTACAAACGTGCAGAGATCGAGCGTGCAGTAAACAAGATCAATGAAGCTGCGCGTGCAGGAAGACATGTTCTAGGCGCACTCGATCATCCTCCTACCCTTGAAATTCGTTTGGATACTGTAAGTCATCGCATCGTTGAGATGACGATGGACGGTAACAACGCAATTGGTAAAGCAGAAATCCTTCCTACTCCTGCCGGTAACATAGCACGTTCTCTCATCGAAGCTGGCGTAAACCTAGGTGTGTCAACGCGTGGTTCTGGTTCCGTCAATGAGAGTTCCGGAATCGTTGAAGGGTTTGAGTGCGTTACTGTAGATATCGTTGCACAACCTTCCGCTATCAATGCATACCCATCTTCAATTCTTGAGCATCTTGATATTTACCGCAATCAGAATCGTTTGATGGACCTTGCGACGGTAGTCACACATGACGCATCTGCACAGAAGTATCTCAAGAAAGAGATTAATAAGTTCATCGAAGAGTTGTTCAAGAAATGAAGTTAGAAGAAGCATTTATTCTTGTTGAAGAAGAAAACAGCATGATTCGTGACATCGAATCTGCTCTTCGTGCAATCGTTAAAAAGAAGATGCCTGGAATCATTGAGAACGTAATGGTCGATGTGTTCACTGCGGCCGTTATTCTGATCATGAATTTCACGATGTCTCCGACAAAACGTCGTTTGTTCATGGCGTTACCCATCAGTAAGATTATTAAGTATTCGTTAAGAAACTTACCGAAACTCATTCACGACCTTCCAAAGTTCATGGCGCTTGCTAAAAAGGCCAAGGATTTGAAGAAGTAACATAAATAATAATATCAAAAGAATTCCTCTAGGAGATTATTCAATGAACAAACAGTTTAAAGCTCTATTAGAAAATGAACTATTGAGCGAAGACGTTAGAAAGGAACTTGCCGAAGCTGTAGAAGCTTATAAGGCACAATTAGTAGAAGATACTCGTAAGAGTCTAGAAGTTGAGTTTGCTACTAAGTTCCAGAACGACAAGAGCGAGATTACCAACAAGCTAATTGCATTAGTAAATGAGCAAGTTGCCGCTGAAATGAAAGAATTGAAAGAAGACATCGAGACGTATCGTAATCTTGAAGTCACTTACGCAACGAAGCTTGAAGAATTCAAGCAAGAGTACGCCGACAAGCTTTCTGAAGGGTTTGAAACTCTAGTAAAGACTCAAGTAACAGAAGAAATGAAAGAACTTCGTCAAGACCTTCTTGAAGCGAAGAAGCATAATTTCGGTCAGAAAATCTTCGAAGCATTTAAGAGTGAATTCGAAACGTTTGGTATTGGTCCAGACGTAGTTGAGCTACAGAACAGCATCGACAAGCTTCAGGCAGAACTAACCGAAAGCAAGACTGTTGTAAGTTCAATGGAAAGAGAGAAGGTTTTGAATGGTCTTCTTAGCAATCTTAGCGGTACAAAGCGCGAAATCATGAAGACGATTCTTGAGAACGTTGCAACCGATAAGCTTGAAGCACGTTACAACGAAGCTGTTCCGTCAATTCTTGCCGAAGCTGAAGACAAGACTAAGGAAGAAGAAACAAAGACTCAGATGGTAACTGAGGGCGATAAGACTGTAATTACTTCCAATGGTAAGAATCCAGAATTGGAAAGAATTAGAAATCTTATCAGAAAATAAAACAAAAACATAAATAAGAATATAAGTCACAAATCTTTAGGAGATGCAAATGACAACTCAGAATTGGCTAGAAACACGCGAAGTACTACTAGAAGGGCTAACGGGTAAGCACCGTGACGTTACTGCTGCTCTCCTAGAGAACGAGCGCAAATATTTGACGGAAACTGCTGCTGCTGGCGTAACTGCTACTGGTAACTTTGCCCGTTTCGACAAGGTTGTAATGCCCCTAGTACGTCGTGTTGCTCCTGCAACAATTGCGATGGAACTCGTAGGCACACAGCCAATGACCGGTCCAGTCGGTATCGTAAACAGCTTGCGCGTTCGTTACGCTCAGACTGTTGCTTCTGGTGGTCCAACAGCTAACGCAGAAGCAAGTGGCACAGTCGTATACGACAAGTACTCACTAATTGCTGCTGGCGAAGCTTACACTGCCTCTGACGCCCGTACTGCTGCTCAAATTACAGCCGCATTGGAAGCACAGGGTGGTTACGAGATGAACCTAGAAGTAGTCAAGAAGACTATTGAAGCTAAGACTCGTAAGCTCCAAGCTAAGTGGACAACTGAAGCTGCCCAGGACGCACAGGCACTTCATGGTCTAGATATTGAGCAAGAACTAGTTGCTGCTCTATCAGACGAAATCGTTCGTGAACTTGATCGTGAACTAATCACTGCAATCACAAACCTAGCTGGTACTGTAAAGTCTTTCGACTTCGCACTAGCTGACGGTCGTTATGCTTCTGAAAAGTTTGCTTCAATCGCAATTGGTATGTCTGATCTAAGCAATCAGATCGCAGTAAAGACAAAGCGTGGTGGCGCTACTTGGGCGGTTATTTCTCCAAACGTTCTAGTTGCTCTTCGTCATGCTAACAATGGCGCATTCGTACCTGCAAACGGCAACGCTGGTCTAACACCTTCCAGCACGCTCTTCGTAGGCACATTGAATGGTGTAATGAAGGTATTCGTAGACATCTACGCAACAACCGAAACCATTCTTCTAGGTTACAAGGGTGCCAGTGAACTAGACACAGGTCTTGTTTACAGCCCATACGTACCTGTAATGCAGTCTGGTGTTGTAACTGATCCAACCAGCTTCGATCCACGTATCAGCTTGATGACCAGTTATGCTCTAACCAGCTTCACGGATAGTTCAACTGACCTAGCAAATAGTGCAAACTACTATGCTCGTGGCACAGTAAGCAACCTCACACTAGGTTTCTAATCTAGTAGGTTAATGTAGTAAAAGAAAAGGCCGGGTTATCCCGGCCTTTTAGTTTTTGATGTACCGCTTCTCAGTGAGGCTATGAACTCCACTCCACGATAGATCAAACCTGTTGTTCTAATTCTTCATTAATGATATCACCTGGACTCTAGGACACATCGGACGTTAATGTGTTGAAGGTGATATCTCTCTTACCGTCCATCTATGTTTAAAGTTTATCTAGTTGAGTTAACAGACGCGCATATTTCACTCCTTCTCTGGTAAGTTGAAAGGTAGCTTCTTTTGCTTCACGGACTAGACCCGATTCAATTAAATCACGAATCGCCTGATTGTAGCGAGCATTCATCAATTCGTAAAAATCGATTGAATACTCACTAAAGGCTGATGCACGTCTAAGGGGAGAGATGTTCCGTTCGCCACGATTAAGGCGTGTGGTTCTTTTTCCCTTGTTGAAGATCAACTTCAGTACGTGAACCTGCGCTTCATCTATCTCAATCATAACCATATTATAGAGACAATAGCGTTATCCGTCAAGAAATGCGAGATACTTGCAGAAAATGAAAGTTTCTCACATTTTGGAGGATTGAAAAATTCCAGAAACTTCCGAAAAATGGAAGATTCTGGAATTTCTTGAGGTCAGCAATGAACGAGCAAAAGAGAAGGAAGTTGGTTGAAATGCTTTTGATGAAGATCGACAAGACGGCAAGCAAGCTGAAGGCTGCGGCCGATCCACTGTCGCCGGAGTATGAGGAATTGCAGAGGGAGATGGATCAAGTGAAAGATGCCGTTGTACGGGCACACGAAGAGATATTAAATAAGAAGAAACCGCACTAAAACAAAAACCGGTTAGACTGTTTGGTCTAACCGGTTTTGTAAATTCCCTTTACGTGGGGGTAGGAAATTTAGTGCCTTGCGACGGAAGGCGAAGAAGTGATGACGCGTGGTGCCTTCTTGGCACTGGCCTTTCCCTTCGGTTCCGGTTCCGCTTTCGCACGAACCTGCTTCGAAATCCTCATGTGATCAGGAAAGATTTCGATGATCGGAGCGGTTGCATATTCAACCGTGGTGCCGTCCGCATACTTGATCACTACAGCACGCTTCGGTGCACGCTGAACGGTTTCCGTCTTACGATGTGTGGCCTTGCCCATAAACTTTACCCTCTCTGGTTTGGTTAAAAAGATAGTTGTTCCGTGACCATCTGGACACGGAACAACTATATTACAGAGATTGTAGGTTTGTCAATAGAAAAGCTTGTTTTTGTTAAAGATGCTGATTCCTAGTGGATCGGAACCTTATGGACAACTACGCTATTGATGAAATTTTCGTCAAAACTGACCTTTTGTGCCGCTTTGTGGAGAACATTTAAATCGTCTTCGAATCCGGAAATAGGCTGTTCAATTAACAACTTATCTCCTTCCACCCCGTTTTCCAAGTACGTCCGAATACAAAGCTGATATTTATATTGTGCGGCCATTAAAACTCCTAGGGTTGTTTTTGTAAAGTTCCGTTAGACTGATGAACGTGTATATCAATCCGACGAAAGTAGGATACGACGGACTCAACCGGAAGTAAAGGGGCCTTTGAAAATTTTTTTCAATAACTCGATTAAGGTACCTGAAGGCTGCTATAAATAACTTCAGGCGTTCATAGCTCAACTGGTAGAGCGACGGTCTTCCAAATCGTAGGTTGTGGGTTCGAATCCCACTGACCGCACCATTATAGATTTATATTTTCCGTGTGTAGCTCAATTTGGCTAGAGTACGCCGTTTGGGGCGGTGGGGTTGAAGGTTCGAATCCTTCCATACGGACCATGCTGGAATAGCTCAGTCGGTAGAGCAATCGCCTTGTAAGCGATAGGTCGAGAGTTCGAATCCCTCTTCCAGCACCATTTCAAGTTGAAGGATAGTTGAAGAAATGAAGCATTTGAAGAACGCATTGCGGATTACTTTTTGGACGTTGGTTGAATTACCGGTGATGTTGCTCAGCTTCATTGTCGTTCCAATTGCCCTTCTTTTTGTTAAGGAGGAAGACAACCATCTTCCCTCTTGGGCAAAGTGGTGGGAAACCTATGATTACGATATCAATGGTGATCCGCCCTGGCAAGGTCCAGAACACGCGAACGGCCAACAGAGAACGTATTATTGGCGCCTTCGCTGGTTACTTCGCAATAAGGCCGGTTACTTCTCCTATACGGTAACGGGGTTTGAGATTGACGAAACAGTTGTATACCGTGCATGGGGAGATGTGTACACCAGCAACATCCCCGGTCATTCCGGTTTCCTTTACGCTGAATGTGATAAGGGTGGAAAGACCTACCCATGTTACTACTACGTCATGCAGATCGGCAACACCAGCCGGTGTGTTCGCTTGTACTTCGGTTGGAAGTTTCGTCATGATCGTCCTGTGAACGAATGGCCTAAGCATAAGCATTTGGCGGCATTCGTCAACGCTCCTGGCATCAATCAATTTGGTGTCCCTACCGAGTAAAGATCATAAGAACCTCTGGCGCTTTCCGGAACATCCGTAGAATAATAACTCACACAAACAGATAACAATGTGGGGATGGGATAAGCGTCAGAGTTTCTTATTTTATATTTGAGAAATAAAAAAGATAACGCTATTGTGAACTTTCCAGAACGCATGTAGTCTTACGTCCCAAGAGATGCATATCATCTCTTTTATGACTGAAAAGGAGTCACAAGAAAACATGAATACGAAACAAGTAGCACAGTACGTAGGTAATAAGATGGTCGCTCGTTATTTCTCCATCACCGATGCCGCAACGCTTACCTCTACGCAACGCGCCCACATCGGCAAGGTCTGCAACGGCATCCGCAAGACCGCTGGTGGTTCCACCTGGAAGTACACTCGCATCAATGGCAGCAAGCTCCCTGTCGGCAGCGTGATTCAGTATGACGTTACCACTGGTGATGCCGTAGCCGTCTTCGCCAATCTCAATACTGCTTCTGAGATTCTTGGCATTCCTTCCGCGAAGATTGAGCGCGTTCTTTCCGGCGCTTCCAAGAAGGTAAATGGTTACACCTTCGCAGTAGCGATCTAAGTTGTAGGTTGTAGTAGTAAGTGGTGAGCAGGAAGTTGGTTCGGTTCTGTGTTGTTCAGTTCCAGCTTCCTGTTTTTATTTGTGGTGACATATGTTAGAAAAGATCAAAAAGTTCTTTCAGAAGAAAGAGATACAAGAAGTTCCAAAGCAAAGCACCATCAAGAAAGTCAAAGACGAGAATTCCACCATTACCTTTGAGATCGATGAAGACCTAAAGGTGATCGTTCACACTCGTATCAATCCGAAGATTGCTCTTACGTTGATTGATCGCGAGTACCTTACCCCTAAAGATGCAGACGATCAAGGCGCAGTACAGCTTGCGTTTGTGCTTATTGCAAACGAAGTTACGGAACAAATAATCGAAAACACGACAATTAATGAAGACTAACCTTGTAATCGACCTATCTAACATCGCCTGGATAGCTAGATTTTCGGAAGTAAAGAAAGGCGAACAGTATTCAAGAGAGTTGATTACGGCAGGCATCCTTAACATCATCAAGTACTCTGTGATGGAGTACAAACCAGATGGAATCATCGTCGCATGTGATAGTCGTAAAGTCTGGCGTAAGGAAATCTATCCTGAATATAAGGCACATCGAGACGAAGAACGTGACGAGTTTTTCTTAGAAGTACGAGAAACCATCGATACCGTCACAAACTTCTTTAACACTTGTACGTCTGTTCCTGCTGTAGCGGTTCCAAGAGCGGAAGCAGACGATATCATTGCCGTTGTTTGTAAGTATTCTCCACATAAGACGGTCGTCGTTTCTACCGATAAAGATTTCATTCAGTTGTTGGATAGCAAGACTCGTCTCTACTCTCCAACCTTGAAGGGCGAACGCACATCGGAGAATGTTGGATTTGATCTTTTCGAGAAGTGTATTCGTGGTGATACTGGTGACAATATATTCTCTGCCCTTCCTAGGGTCCGTAAAACCGTTCTAGAGGCGGCATATAATGACCCTTTGGCGATGGCGAATCTGATGGAAAGTCGCCGTAAAACCGATGGCGCGAAAGTAGCAGACGTTTATGAGTTCAATCGTAAGCTGATCGACCTAAACTTGATTCCTCAAGACGTGGTAGATGCCATTCTAAACGAACTAGCGAAAGTTGAATCTGGCGATGGATACGGAAGGTACAACCACATCAAGACTCTTCAGTTCTTTGGTAAGAACAACCTGAAGAAGCTCGCTGAGGAAGAAAGTAAGTTCGCTGAAATCCTCAAGAGAAAGTTCGTCCAAAAATAAAGATAAATAAAGTTACCTTCAAAGGAGAAATTGAAATTTTATGATTCAAATCAAAATTGGTAATAAAGACAGACTATGCTTTCTAGTTAAGGACGGCGAAGTAAATCGCATCGTTATCCCCATTGATAACCTTGGTCCTATCGACTATCAACGTATTTCGAAGTTGGAAGCAAAGGGCGGCGAACTAATGCGTGCCATGCGTGACGAGACGCTAGATAATGGTATCAATGCACTCGTTCAGTATCAGCACCTTTTGGTTACGGTTCCTAAGCCAAACGCAGTTCTTAAGAGTGCAGAACGTGTAACTGAAGAAGTTCCTGTTCTTCAGGCCGGCGAGAAGCGTAAAGTCGGTCGTCCCTCTAACAAAGAAAAAGCAGCAAAGAAAGACTCTGAATAATTTTATTGTTGCACAATAGCGTTAAAGCTGTTATGATGTCTTGATGGTAGGATACGCCCATAGCGAACTTAATCGTAATGGGCGTGTCTTACTACTCAGAAGGCGAGAAAGAATGCCTTCCCTTAACAAAGGAGACATTATGATTCGTTACATCTTAGTCGTCTTGGGGTTATTTTTGTTTTCTGCCCCTACAGTCGCAAACGACTACGAAAACCTAGCAGTATCCATTGCAAAAAAGGTGGGCGTTCGTCCACAACTTCTTTTGGCCGTTTGTAAGCATGAATCTTTATGGACCAATGTCCCCGGTGACGATGGTCGATCTATTGGCCTGTGTCAGATTCAAATAACGACGGCATTGATTTATAAAGGTAAGAACTGGAATAAAGGTAAACCAGACCGGCATGAACTCATGCGGAAGGCGCTGTATAACCCGACGTTCAACCTGACCCTGGCCGCTAACTTATTGAAAAAGTACGTGGAACAGTATGACGGCGACGAAAGTCTGGCGATGGTGGCCTACAATGGTGGTGATGGACTTATGGTTCTGAAATACGCCATGAAGGTAAAGAAGCAATTAGCCTATTACGAAGGGCGGCAGGACATTTAAAATAAGAGTTGACATCTTGTTTTATTTCCTGTACAATGGTTTTCAGTTGATCACTTAAGGAGTGAAAACACACATGAAACCGAATACCCTTCTGATGGAAACCAATGGCGTAGTCGAGATCGACAAGAGCGTTTCGACCTCCAAGGCATGGGAGATGGTGACGGATGCCGTCAACTATCCGGTGGACATCGCTCATGGTTACTGGAAAGACGATGCCGGCGACTACGTTCGTGCTGGCGGTGAAACCAATACTGGTCGCGACAAGCAGTTCAATTTCGTGGTTGTGGACAAGTTTCGAAACGGCGAACGCCATGCCATCGCCTGTGTAACGGAGGGGTACGGCACTCTCAGCACTGCCGAGACGTACAATGATCTTCGCACTCAGCTTGAAATGAGCGAGCAGAACCATATCGTGAAGAAGCTGTATGTGTCCGGCACTGGTGGCGCTCAGGCGCTTACCATCGAACTCAAGGATATGGTCGGCCTGACCGGTGTTCCTGACGAGATCGCGATGGAAATCCGTCTGGATACGAGTGTCGATGGCACGAAGAACCATGCCCTCACGCTTCTGGCCCACAACCGTACCGGCGACGTTTCGTACTCCTTGTACGGTGGCGAATATCGCCTTCGTGCGCGGCATACGAAGACCATCGGTGAGCGTACCATCGAGTTCATTCCGACCGTGAACTTGATGATCAAGAACTGGAATGACGTGATCATGCCGATGATGATCCTGATGTTCGATTCCAAGTTCGACCGCAATGCCTCTCTGGACCTGCTTCAGAGCATGGCGGAAGAGGCGAATGTGAGCGATGTTCACATTGCCGCAATGACCCAACTGTACTCGTCGGATCGGGTTCGCACCAACGACAACACGGACTCGCTGTATCGCGTCAACGCGACGATCCACCAGTACATCACGGATGAACTGAGCGAGAAACCGGAACTGCAAGAGCGGTTCCGCCTAGGGATTGCAAAGGCGATGGCGAAGCAGATCGCCAAGCTGAAGAAGTAAAGGTGAAGTAGAGATGTACCCCATGCTCAGGACATCGAGCATGGGGTTTTGTATGTGGGAGTAATAGTTTGAGCGGTAAAATCATCGTTATAGAAGGCATCGAAGCAACCGGTAAATCCACACTAGCAAAAGCATTGGCAGAGAAGTACAAAGGCGTTTACTTTGCTAATCCTCGTGGTGATTCAGAGTTTTCCTACCAGCTTTACGAATCAATCAAGCAAGTCCAAGACGAAGATGCGAAGACGATGCTCTTCATCGCGTCTCATATCGTCAACATCAAGCGAATGAATGAACTGAAGGCACAGGGAAATCTTGTCTTCTGTGATCGTAGCTTGCTTAGTATGTCGGCCTACCAGAAGGTGGGGTTCTTCCACTTCAAGGAACTGTTGAGCGTTTGTAAGGTACCTGATCTTCAATATGACTTCGCATTCATCTTGGATGCCAGTCGAGAAGTGGTTATGAAGCGTTTGAATGAACGTGGTATGGATGTTCTTGATCAATACTTCGTCAATCGATTCGACCAAATCAGGATCAATTATTACGCCAGTCCGATTAAATACAGTCCGTCGATGAACATTGATACGTCGGAACTGTCGAAGGAAGAACTATTCACTAAGGTAGAGACATGCTTAATACAACAAAAAGTCTTGTAACGTTACCCGATCTGATTGCGGTTGCTCCGGATACTGAAATTAAATTGAGTCCCAAGCAACAAGAGGGATTCGATGAAATCATGCATTTCTTCCTGAACAGCAAACGAAATGGGTTTGTGTTCAGTGGTGTTGCAGGTTCCGGAAAGACGACCATCATCAAAAACGTGGTCGATATTCTCCAAAAGCTTCGCTACAGAGTAATGCCATTGGCGTTCACTGGTAGAGCGGCAGCAACCATGCGCGATAAGGGAATCTTCACTGCCAGAACCATTCATAGCTTCATCTATAAACCAATCTATGACCCTGAGTTGAATG